AATGTCGAGAAAACGTATTGGTGCGAAAAGGGTCTTGTCGGCGGAGGGTATGCGGGCAGGTGTGATGCCTACGTCAAGTTACGCGGTATTGGTGACGCTATCATCGACCTGAAGAACCGAAAGGTTAGCCCCAAGTACGATCCTTTTTACGATACAGATTGCGCACAGCTTTGGGCATACAGAGCCGCGAGTGAGAACCCCCAATGCGCCTGCGTGTCGGTGGTCCTAGCATCAAATGATGCTACCAAGCTGACGACTAAGGTGTGGGACGAAGACGAACTCTACCAAGCTGGCATTGCTTTCTGCGCGATGCAGAAAGTATGGGCTTGGGTTAAGGGTTACACGCCTCCTGGTATGAAGTTATGATCGACCCAGCAGATGTCTTATGGTTAGAAGGATTACTGGACCAATTCTATAGGAGTTTAGCGAAATGACACCTCCAACAATTCAAGAGATGGGTAACGCCGCGCAGGAGATAGTCTGGCGCGTGATGGGCAAGGGATCGGAGAAGTCTGGCTACGGAGATTGGTTGGAGAAGGATAGACCCACTCACGATTACCATATTGCCAGAGCCGTACGCCACCTAGCCACAGCGCAGATGCAACTTCACAAATCCACGCCTTGTCCTGATAATAACGGTGAAACAAGTATTGACCACCTTGAGCGTGCGCTGGTAAGAACATTGTTTGTGTTGGCTCAAATAAAGAAAGAGGTACCAAGATTATGATCATGGAAGATGTAAGCGTTGATTTTGAATTTAATGGAGAAAAATATACTGCGTATGGCAACGCAGAGATTGATACTATCACCGAGGATATTGGTCCAGTTGGATACAGAGAACATTGCTATGCCGAGGTGGTCAACAATGTGATTATGTCAAAAATTGAAATTTCAACTGCTACTGAGGACATCAAGAATCCAAGCAAGGAATTGCTGGAAAAGGCTGATGACCTTTTGTCAATTCAGGCAACAGAAGATTTTGACGCTGGCAAATGAAGCAAGCATTAGTAACTCAATCGTTCGGTGAGGACTGGCAAAAGATTCTGGATCTGACTAGGCCACGCATGGAGGATTACTGCAAACGCCATAGCACTGACTTCATTCTAATCGACAAACCCCTAACCCATCCGATGCAATACTCCAAGTCTGCGATTGGAAACATCATGGCAACGAAGGGCTATGACCAAGTGACATTTGTTGACGCTGATGTTTTAATTGCAGCCGATTGCCCGAAGATTTCCGATGACGCTGGGGTGTTCTGCGCCTTTGACGAAGGAGCATACTTAGACCGCAAGCCAGAGATGGTCAAGTTGGCTGGAGCTTTTGGAGGAGTGATAGAGCCTAAGTTTTACGTCAACACTGGCATATTTGTAGTTCATACCAAGGCCGTTGGTATCTTATCAATGCCACCCATTGGCCTGCACCCTAATCACTTCGCCGAGCAGACCTGGCTTAACGTCATGGCGCACTTATGGAATATCCCGCTGACCGAGCTTGACCCATCCTTTAACTGCATGACCAGCGTGGAGTCGCATTTTGGTTTAGACCGCTACAAGGACGCGATGATTATTCATTACGCTGGGCAGTCGAACGATCTGGTTAAGTTAGCTAACCAGATCAAGGAAGATGAAGCGAAGCTGGTGGAGCTTGGTAGGTGAGGTCCACGCAGTTGTGCCGAGGTGACTATGATGACAGGTTGCAGCAGTTGGCTGGGGAGGTTGCGCTGCAAGCCATCCGTGATCTGCGGATGCTGCGCAAGAGGGGGATGGTTAAAGGTATGAAGATTGTAAAAGATCACCAGGGCGTGCCACTCAACGATGCTCTGGAGTACAAGAACTCCCATGAGGTACAGAAGCTACTGCGGGATTTTAAGAATGGGACGGTTAGTTGGTGGTGTCGGGCAAGCGGAGTAAGGATCGACAATCGGACGTTACTGCGCAAACTAAAGGAGAATGACTATGCTCTGCCTACTTGAACTAAAAGAGATCGTGTGGGTAATTGGTTGGTTTATCCTTTACAGTTGGCTAATCCTTTCGGCAATCTACTGCGCTGGTTACATAATATTAAAACTGATTGATTTTATAAAGGAGGAGCTTGAATTATGAGTAAGAAAAAAATTGGTAAAATTATATTGTTGGAAGTGAAAGAAACCCAGGGCATCACAATGAAGCTGGATGTCGATGATGATGTTTACCACGCTATGGTCAAAGCTGGCCGTAAACACGTTGTTGATGATGACCAAGAATGTTTTCGTTACGCCATGACTAAGGCATTGTTGGAGTTAGAGGATAGATTGAAATGAGCGAGTTTAAGCAGAAGGTTCTAACCGCAGCCGTAGACCGCTATGTGTTAACACCAACGCAGTGCATGATGCTACGCCAAGATGCAGAAGTAATCGGGATGAAGCGTGCGACTGTGATGAAGAAGGATGGCACGACCAGGAGATCGTTTGCGCGTAGCTGTTCGTCTTGCTGGGTCCCGATGGCTCCGCACTATAAGTGGCTTTACTCAATCGTAAACGAATTGACTATGGCCGTAAACGCCGAGCATTACCGCTTTGACATTACAGGGGTGCAACAGTTGCAGATTCTAAAGTACAATCCACTCCAGCAGTTTTGGTGGCACTACGATACGTTTACTGGATCGGATCGCAAGATGACGATGGTGGTCAATCTATCTGATCCCTCCGAGTACTTGGGCGGTGGGTTGCAGGTTAAGGCTGACCTAGTGGATGGAAGGTTTATTCGGGAGCAAGGGGCTGGTACTTGGTTCCCATCCTACATCGAACATCGTGCGCGTGCGCCAATCTGGGGTACACGCTGGGTGCTAGTGGCTTGGTTAACTGGACCAGCTTGGCGATGATCCAACTTAATCCCGAACTATGGATGATGACACCCAAGGGGGAGGGGCTGGCATTTATCGTTACTGATTACGGGATGGATCATAACAAGATATTCACAGTTATGCTTAACTCTGGTGATATACTTGATTTTGACATTCGTGATTGTCGCAGATGCGAGAACCCAAGCTTCGGGGTACAAGCACCATCAGTGCCTAATCCCTATTACAACATATAAGGAGAACTGAATATGCTAGGCAAAGACGTATCGAAGAATATGCATGAGTTGGCGATGGACAATAAGAAGAAGGGCAAAGAGCGTGGAGCAGGCGGCAAGCCGCGCTCACGCCAGCAGATGATTGCGATAGCACTCTCTGCTGCTGGGAAGAGCAATAAATCGCCTCGTAAGTTTCGGATGCGGTCAGGCTCGTAATGCTGGTCGAGTCTAAAGCTAGGCTCAAGTGGGGGCGCGACATCCTTCTCACGGCACGCGACAAGCTTGCAGTAGAGAGGGATCGCGCTTCTCACGGTCACGCAATAGATATTATTAGAATTATTGCGATGGTCGATGCGGCGGCTTTGATAGCAAAAGAAATATTGGAGGAAGATGAAAAAGGATTGACGCAGCAGAACGACACAATAGAAAGGAACACCAATGAACGTAATTAAGGAATGTATTCTTGTCGGAGTAGGATTGGCAATAGGAAAGCTTCTTGTTGCCATCGCAGTCATTGCAGTAGTCGCAACAATTCTCGCTGTGTTCTTTATTATAGAGGAGAAAACAAAATGAAACTATGGACAAATAACACCAACGCAATTCACAAAGTCGATGACAATATGCTTCACCCGCGCAACACGTACGTCTTGCCCGATGAACTAACTGGACCAATCTGGGACGATTCAATTCCTTGCCCGCATAAGATTAAGCCGTACTACAAAGGGCGTGCGATGGGTGGGGCAACAGCCGTCTACCGCGCTGGGGCAATTGGTGACGCGATTATTGCTACGGCGTTCGTCAACTACTTGGTGCAGGAGTCAGGTGGCGTGGTAGATGTTTATGCACCCGCACGTAACCTGCCTCTCTACGCTGGGCTGGGTGCGAAGCTGTGGCCGTTGCCTTGTTCGCTGGAGGCGTTTGATAGTTATGATGCTCATCTATGCACCGATGATTTATTCAGCGGCCAGGTTGGTAACACCAAGCTAGGCACTGGTGGTGGCAACTGCTACCAGCGGATCTACGAGTGGATGGGGGTGTGGGATGAGAAGAAGATGGCTAAGTATTGCAAGCCAGTTCTACATCTCATCGAGCCAGACCATGAAGAGTTAAAGGCGATGGGAAAGTTGCCATTACCAGACCCATACTTTGCCTACCATGTTTCGTCCAGCGGTCCTACTCGCACCTACCCGCCAACGATGGGGCAGGAGGCGGTGCTGGGGTTGCTTG